GGATCTTGTATTGACCATAAGTGCACACTTAAGGTAAAATCATATGATAGGGTTTACATTGATCACGGTGCAAACTTCGGTGGAACATTAAATCTTTTTGGTGGAGCAACTAAAGAGGTTTTTGACCGTATTAATCTCATTGCTTCTTGTAATGATATTATTTCGCTTGATCATGATATGCCGAATTATGGCGAAATGCTTAAGAAACGTATTGGTGCTAATACCACATACGAAGGCATAACTGAAGAATGGTGTGACCGACTAAGTTCAAGATTGTCCTCTGTTTCTTCAATGAAACAAGAAAATCTTAAAATGAAAGGAATGACAATTGGTGACAGTCATACAAGCTCTTTTAGCCACCGTAATGATATGGTGTTTCGTAACGATGGCAAAACTTTACACGGGGCGCTTAAAGCAGGCATTCGGTCTCTCCTCAGAGGAGTTACTCCGTTTGGTACAATCACTTTATGTTTGGGTTCTATTGATATTCGGCATCATATATTACGACACAATGATTTTGTTCTTAAAAACTTTATTCGGGAGTATGTAACTCAAGGTAAAGCTTTGGAGACCATGTATGATTGTAAAGTATTCTTTGCTGCTCCAGTTCCAGTTGAGTTCGAGGAAAGACGTATACCTAAATCTGGGTTCTACAAGAAAGAACCATTCTATGGATCATGGCAAGAACGTCATGATTTAACAAATAGGTTTATTGATGAATTGCACAAACAAGCTGGATCTGTTGTTATGCCACCAGAAGAATGGTATACTATGAATCCTGAAACATATGCTAAAACCTATATGGAGCATGGATCTTCTTTCCATATTGCTCCGCCATTTTATAGAAGAAACGATTGGGGAGTAACCGGACTTGGCGCATAATAAACATATAATTGATGGAGTGAATAAAGATGTCGGACCTTTATATACAGCTGAAGATGCTAGAGATGAATTTCTTTACCTTGCTTATGATTGGGAAGATCCTAATCCTGTACCTCGTATTACCGTTCATGATGGTATTAGGGTTGTCAGGGATGATGACTTGGTTGGTAGCAAAGTCCGCGGGGGTGATTGTCTCATCTCTTCGCTCCCTGATCATATTGATACCATTGTTTATGTTCAACCTCGTACTGGTCTTGCTGGTGTTTCTCTGCTTGATGTAGCAAAGCGACATGGTAAGAAGGTAAGACTATTCATGCCTTCTTCTAAACGTATATCAATGCATCAGGCCTGTTGTATAGAACGTGGATGTGAATATGAATTCCATCGTATTGCAGCAATGCCTAACTTAAACTTGATTGCGAAGAAGTGGGCTGATGCTCATCCTAATGCATTCTTTGTTCCGTTAGGATTAAAACATGAATTAGTAACCGCTGGTATTGTAAAGGTAGCATACGAAAATATAGAAGAACCAGATGAAGTCTATACGGCCACGTCCACGGGCGTGCTCACACGGGCACTTCAAATAGCTTGGCCTAATGCCAAGTTTACTTCTGTTTGTGTATCACGCAATATGAAAGCTGGTGAACTTGGTGTAGCAGAACCGATATCAGAACCTCTTGCATTTACTGCATCAGAGAAAAAAGAAAACCTTCCGCCATTCCCTAATATCGATACATATGACGGTAAGGTGTGGAAGTATATACCTAAGAACAGTGATAAAGATATCTTGTTCTGGAATGTAGGTGCGGAACCTGTATTAGAAGATGAAACTATATACGATCGAATTGATTCATATAGAGATTGGGTGAAGAATGAAAAAACAGTGGCTGAATGAAGAAGCTTTAGATGTATTCTCGGAATACTATTATCCTCGTGCTAAATGGTTACAAGAGAATGTAAACTGGGGAAATCTAGATTATAAATGTGATAAAGCTGATAAAGCTGTCAATGATCCTTTAATGCAGACTATTGACATATATGATTGCTATACTCGTAATGCTGCTGGTTTCTCTAATGTACTTCAAGACTTATGGTTTGGATCTAAGACTCCAAAATGGCGATGGCAGAATGAAGAACGCCGTGCACTTAACAAATCAAATGATTCTATTCAATGGAATTTAAAAACCTGGTTATATGTATTCTTATGTCATAGGATTATGGGATCAGGTGCGTCATTCGAAAATGATCATGGATATCGTAATAATGTAATACAATTCTGGGGTAGATTTGAAACTATTGATGAGATGGCAAACGATCTTGTATTCAATAAAAAGCAAGGGAAGTCAATGTTCACGTCCATTGGCAACCAACCACCTGCGCCAAAAAAAGGTACATCTAATGTAGATTTTATGACGCGTGAATTACCAACTTTGATAAATAATTTCACAGAATGGTTACAAAAGGAAACCCGTGGTCATAAAGATATTGTTGATTATCTTAATGGCTATAACAAAGAAGTAGGCCACCGAAAATTTAATTTCGTGTACGCTGCCTTTTCTATGGATTGCTCTGATTACTTCCCTCAATATGTTAATGTAGATAGCCATACCTATTTAGGAAACAATGCTGTCCGCTGTATGAAAAGGCTCTCAACAGGGTGGAAACCAGACGACTTTATGAACCTGCTGGTAGAACGTACCGGTGGAAAAGCAAAAGACCTTGAAGATGTGATGTGTGACTTTGTTCGCTTTGGTCAAAACTATGTACCTCGTGGTAATGGTACATTTGATCATGTATCTGCAGACCTGATGAATGCTTCAGGATGGGAATCAGGATGGGAACAAAGACAAGGTACACCGCCAGAAAAGGGTGTACAACTCGATGAATTTATGGTATAATATACCTAATGAAACTTATAGGAGAAATATATGTCTGTAATGGATAGACTAAAGAAGAATTCGAAAATCAAGGGTACAGACATCCTTGCTAACTCGAAGATCTTCTCACAACAGGACTTTGCAAGTACGCCAGTCCCAATGATTAATGTGGCTCTATCAGGCGATCCTGATGGTGGTCTAGGCTCTGGGCTAACGGTCCTTGCTGGTCCATCAAAGCACTTTAAGACTTCATTTGCTTTGCTTATGGCAGCAGCATATATGAACAAGCACAAAGATGCTATTATGTTATTTTATGATTCAGAGTTTGGTTCACCTCAAACATACTTCGAATCATTTGGCATTGATACATCACGTATCTTGCATACACCTATCACTGATGTTGAAAAGCTTAAGTTTGATCTAGTATCTCAACTTGAAGCTATTGAGAAAGATGATCGTGTAATTATCGTAATCGATTCTATTGGTAACCTTGCTTCTAAGAAAGAATTAGAAGATGCTATTAATGAGAAATCAGTTGCTGATATGTCTCGTGCAAAAGCACTCAAAGGTTTGTTCCGTATGGTTACGCCATATCTTACAATGAAGAATATCCCTTTACTTGCTATCAATCATACTTACAAAGAGATTGGTTTGTTTCCAAAGGATATCGTTGGTGGTGGTACAGGTATTTACTATTCAGCTGATAACATCTGGATTCTTGGTCGTCAACAACAAAAGACTGGTACAGAGATTAAAGGTTATAACTTTATTATCAATGTTGAGAAATCACGTTTTGTTAAAGAGAAATCTAAGATTCCGGTATCTGTAACATGGGATGGTGGTATTGAACGTTACAGTGGTTTACTTGATATTGCAATGCACGGTAACTTTGTTGCTAAACCTTCTAATGGATGGTATTGTAGAGTTAATCAAGAAACTGGTGTCCTTGAAGATCCTAAATGCCGTGAGAAAGAAACACTGACTAAAGAGTTCTGGGAACCTATCTTCGCAGAAACTAATCTCAAAGAATACATTAAGTCACATTATACCATTGGATTAAAATCAATGCTTGGTGAAGATGTTGATGTATTTAGCGATGTACAATCGGAGACAACCAGTGTATAATGTAACCACAAATGATTATAAATTCGTTGAACGTGCTGATGACGACTTTTATACTGTTGAGCTTACTACCGGCGATTGGGCTGGTACTAAGTATCAATATGGTAAAGTAAGCGCTAAGATTGAAGAAATCAATGATGATGAAGATGGTATTGCAAGGCTAAACTTTATGTGGACGCTAATTGAAGGTGATGAAGATCTTGCCGAGAATCCTGCCTTTCAAGACTATATAGGTAAAGTATTGCAAAACATTTTAGAAGATGCTTTTGACAGTGGTAATTATAAGATAGGAAATGATGATGATAGCAAACGTACCGACAACGATTCTGCGGAACCTATTAACCAATGATGAGTTTACCCGTAAAACTATTCCTTTCTTAAAGAAAGAATATTTTGAGGGTGCACAGCGGTTCGTATTTGATGAAATATTAAAGTTTGTTAGTAAGTATAACAAACTGCCAACCCCTGAAGCGTTGTCTATTGAATTAGATAACGCTAATCTTCCTGAGCAAACACATATTCAAGCTCATGAAGTTGTAGATAGTATTAAGGAGTTCGTCCCAGATGATATGGGTTGGCTCCTTGAATCATGTGAAAAGTGGTGTCAGGATCGAGCAATCTATCTTGCCATCATGAAGTCGATTGAAATTATTGATGGTCGTGATGAGAAACAGACAAAGAATGCTTTGCCTGAAATCTTATCTGACGCTCTTGCCGTTTCATTCGATACTAACATCGGCCACGACTATGTCGGTAACGCTGATGCTCGGTATGACTTTTATCATACTGCTGAAGAAAAATTGCCTTTTGATCTTGATAAGTTTAATCTTATTACAAAAGGTGGTTTACCGAAGAAAAGCCTAAACATCGCCCTTGCTGGTACCGGTGTTGGTAAATCTTTATATATGTGTCACTGTGCTGCTGGTGCATTGACCGATGGTAAAAACGTTCTTTATCTGACCATGGAAATGTCAGAAGAAAGAATAGCTGAACGTATTGATGCTAACTTGTTTAACGTGCCTATTGATCAACTTGAAAATCTATCGAAAGATATGTTTCATAATAAAGTAAACAAGATCGCATCCAAGACTTCAGGCCAATTGATTATTAAAGAATATCCAACTGGTTCTGCGCATGTCGGCCATTTCCGTGCATTGCTCAATGAACTTAAACTCAAAAAAGACTTTGCACCGGATATTATATTTATTGATTACTTGAACATCTGTGCATCGTCTCGTATAAAAGGATTAAGTGGCGGTGTCAATACGTATTCCCTCATCAAATCTATTGCAGAAGAGATTCGCGGACTTGCAGTCGAATACAACGTGCCCGTTGTATCAGCGACTCAGACAACTAGAACAGGATATGGATCGAGTGATGTCGGTCTCGAAGACACGTCTGAGTCATTCGGATTACCTGCTACAGCCGATCTTATGTTTGCTCTCATCTCAAACGAAGAACTCGAAGGACTAAATCAAATACTTGTTAAGCAGCTTAAAAATCGTTATAATGATCCTGGTATTAACAAAAGATTTATAGTTGGAGTTGATAGGTCAAAGATGCGACTGTATGATGTAGAAGATTCTGCACAGAATATATCTGACGCGGGTCAAGATTCTGCGCCAATAAATACATTTGGTAACAGAGAAAAGAAAGATTATGGAGATTTTAAAGTATGAATGACGAAGGACCTTTTACTGCAGAAGCAAATCGCAGGCCGAAAAAAGCTATAAAACGTAAAATTATAACATATGAAGAAGTAGATGCTGGAGTAAAGATTACTACAGTAAGTCGACGATATTATGAAAGCGGTGATTACCATGATAATATGTCTACTGAAATTTTACCCTTGAATAAATAGGAATAGATCATGCAAGCTAAATTAGTCGCACATACTCAACTCACACATAGGATTCATGCAGGTGAACGTGACCACAACGGATTGGATAACATCCAGGACCTCATCGCTTATTGCGCCCGTGTCTCAAACCCGAAAAATCAAGCTAACACCAAGACAACTCCAAAGTTACTTGACTATCTCATCGAACATAAACACTGGTCACCATTCGAAATGGCAAGTGCAACAATCGAAGTTAACACAACCCGAGACATTGCAAGGCAACTATTACGTCATAGAAGCTTCAGCTTCCAAGAGTTTTCTCAGCGGTATGCTGACATACGCGATCTTAGTAACTCTGTTGTAATTCGTAAAGCACGTCTACAGGATTTAAAGAATAGACAGAATAGTGTAATTACAGATGATACTTCCCTTCATGTACAATGGGAACAACATCAACGTAATATTTGGCACACTGCTATGCAAGCCTATGAGTGGGCAATTGATAACGGCATTGCTAAAGAACAAGCAAGGGCTGTTTTACCTGAAGGTAATACACCTTCTCGTTTATATGTTAACGGTACTATTAGATCATGGATTCATTATTGTGAACTTAGATCTTCTAATGGTACACAACTAGAGCATATGGTTCTGGCTAAAGAGATTGCAACAGCAATCGGCCAGATCTATCCAAAATTGTTAGATTTCACACAGGAGTAAATTAATGGGTAAAAGACTTAGTACACATGAATCTGAACAAGGCAAAGGATATGCCGAAGTTCATTTTGATTTTAAAGAAGAACTAGCCTATATTAAATACTTTGATAATCACTCTAAGCAATTCTTTATAGAAGAGTTTCCAGGTAAAACAGTTAGATATGCAGAAGATGCTGCAGAGAACTGGGCTTTAGGTATTAAGAAGCTTGAACCAAAACTTCATTAATACTGTAACATAAATGTCACAAATTTAGTCTATTTGTAAAAAAAATGCAAATAGACTAAATTAACTGTGTACATATACATCCATACGTGGTATATTGGTATCAAGAGATGAAAACAGTATGGAGACTATATTATGATTACGATTCACCAAATTCAGTTAACTAGCGATCAAATCGACGCCGTAAACGCTGGCGAAACTGTACCAGCATTTGAAACAAAAAACAAATTGTCTATCTTCGGTGCTGACAGATTTGACTCAAGCATGTTCTCAATGTTTACTGAAGCTTATACAGTAGCAACTACTCGTTTAGAGCAAGCTTTTGAATGGACTAACCTTTGGAATAGACAAGATATGGTTGAAGCAATTGGCGATCGTAACCATAGTTCTTCTGTAGGCGACATCTTTGAATTGAATGGAGAATTCTTTCTTTGTTCAAATATTGGTTTTAAACAAATTAAAGTGGAGGCAGTATAATGTACGTTATTTCAACTCAAACTCTTGAAAACTATGGTGCTCACAGTGAAGACGGTAAGCACTCAAGCGGTAACGCTTATTGGAAATTTAAAGGCGGTAACGACTATATCGTTTCTACTTTAGACCGTATACAGGATGCTGCAGCATTTGTTGCTGCCTTGTGTATGGAAAACGATATCTCCTATAAGGAGTTTCCTGTTACTTTCAGATCATATGATGAATGGAAGGAAGAGCTAGGCAAACTATCGCCTGAATACGCTGAATTTTTAGAGAGCAATGCCATACGTGTATCTCCTGGAAAGGAAGCTGCATGATCCTACAGGATTATTGGCAAGAAATATCTTTATTGATATTTTTTGTCATTGCACTGCGCCAGCATGGAAGAATGGCGTTTAGAGACGGCCTCAAAGATGGGGCCGACATTACTTTAGATATGCTAGAAAAGGAGCGTATTATATCAATCAACGATGAAGGTGAAATAACCGGAGTCTGTGAAAGGGAATAATGAAAAAATTTATTATAAATAACTGGGAAGTTGTAATGGATCACAGTAAGAATCCATTAAGCAATATTCAGGATCTACGAGTTAGACATATGGTAATGCAGATTCTTGCATGGATGTGGTGTCTAATATTTACAATGATGACTGGTACATGGATGTATTTAGGAGTCAATGTTTTGTTTCACGCGTTGCTATTAGGCGGTGTGTGTATAACTGTTGGCATGTTTGAAACGGCAAAGCGTCGTCCAGATATGTTTCGTGCAAATTCACGTGGTCCAGGTGGTGAACATGAGTAATGAACCTTATCATAATAAGGGTGTTGGATTAGCATTCCTTATTATAGCAATAACTATGATAGGCATTCCTATTATTATAGGAGTTAGTATGGGTTGGTTTAATTTGTTTGGTATTTTAGGGCTATAAATCAAAAGGATATAATAATGAAAGAACAACTAGTTAAAGCAGCTAAAATGCATGCTGAAGGAGAGCTCGAACGGGCAAAAACTAATATCATGGTTTACATGAACCACTCAGTTGGTATTGGTGAGCATAGCGATATTGTAGAAGCTATTCAAGAAGAACTTGATAAGATGGCTGCTTCTGAAGATCGAATTGATATGCTCCATAAATATTTTAGCTAAAAGCTAAATTAACTGTGTACATTCTCTTTTTTATGTGGTATAATGTTTACATAATATCATAAGGAGAGAGAAAATGGGTATTAAAGTAAATAAAAACCGCGTATCAGATGCTTACATCGGAACATTTGACTATAAAAATAGTGATGATATGTTTCAACTTGATGATCTGCGTACTATGGTTAAACACATGAACCGCGACCTGCGTGAGGCTAATATGGACTATCAGTTCTATGTTAAGTGTCAAGGTCGCGGACATCGTCAAGGCGTTCGACGCTATAATCAATCACTGCCACTTCCATTGGCAGAAAAGGTAGACGCGTACATCTACCGTCGGTGATCGATATGAACTATATCGAAATCACTGGTGGCACTAAAGCTCAAAGAGCTATTGCCGATAAAGTAGTCTCGTGGTATCTCAAAAGAGTATTACCACGAGTACGTACACTTGATATCACAGTACGTCTCACAAATTGCTTATCTAATGAAGGAGCTTATGGCTATTGCCTTGAGCTTGACACACATAAAGAATTTGATATTGAAATCGATAAGACATTGCGTTTGTTCGATTTTGTATCAACTATTTGTCATGAGCTGACTCATCTTAAACAATACTACCGTAAAGAAATGGTGGCATTAGATGATGGACGTATTCGTTGGAAGAAAAAAGTTTACAATTCAAACTTTAAGTACGAAAATAAACCTTGGGAAAAAGAAGCTTTTAAAGTTGAAGCTCAATTAGCCCGTGATTGTTTTACCGAAATTTTATAAAGCCTTTTAGTAGGCTTTTGTTTTTGTATAAATAGTATAAACATAACACGGGACTAATATGATATGCTTACTTTCAAAGGGTTTATTTCAGAAATGTATGTAAAACTATCTGGAGAACAATTGTTAAAGCCCGGCAGAGAAGGCCGAGCAGAAAATATTGTTCGCAAAATTAATGACGGAGATCCATTTCTTACAATGAAAGGTGATACTGTTATTCTTAGAAAAGATAATTCCCTAGAAACATATCGTACAGCTGTTAGAGATGGTAATAAAAAGGCAATGAATGCCATTGAATTTACTGGTGTCAACGGCAAAAAATATCAATTAGCAGATCTAGCCAAATCTCCAGAATTTGGTGGTAAGGGTAAAGGATCAGGCACCCGTGCAGAAGATGAAGCACTAGCAGATCTAAAGAAAAAACTTCAAGCAGTATATGATAAAGAAACAGTACCTTTTATTCTAGTAAAAATAGGTAAGCGTACTGAACGTGTTGCTGCTATTGAATCTACTCCTGGTGTTCCTAAATCAGACTTCCATATGCTTGATCCAGAAGGAAAAGAAGTATTTTGGATTTCTCATAAAAAGGGTAATAAGGCAAATGACTTCCAACAGTATGGTGGCATGCCTGAGCTAAAGAATACTAAATCAAAAGATATGTTTAGTTTTGTAGATGCCGTGGTAAAAGAACTTAATGGCGCTAAACGCTTTCCTATGAAGACTGCATATGCACGTAAAGTTACTGATCCTAAAATTATACGTATGACAATGTATGGTAAAGGGTTTAAGTCAAAGCCAGACGGCCGTCAAAACATCGATGTTCTATATCAAGGTCCTATGAACCTTAAAAGATCTGGAGTAAAAGACGGTATTCCTATATACACAATTACTTCAAATCATACACAATATCATAATGAATTGCCCAAAAACGATTACGAGTGTTATTACTATGTGAGACCAGAGCAAGCTAAAAACCAGTTTGGAATTCCAGGAGCTAGATTCTTTATAGTTGCAAAAGGTACAGCACTTAAAAATAGAAATACTAAGGTAATATAATGATTAATTTTAAGTCACACTCAATAACAGAAGCTGCCTCTTCTAAGAATACACATATGACTCATATTGAGGATCGTGTGATTTATGGTGGTGTTAATGGTGCACGTGATGCTATACTTGCATTAAGAGCAATGCGAGATATGTTAGCAGGTAGTTCAAAGAAAACAACTGATGTGACTGTTAAATGGGATGGTGCACCTGCAGTATTTGCTGGTATTGATCCAACTGATAAGAAGTTCTTTGTGGCAAAGAAAGGTATCTTTAATAAGAATCCTAAAGTATATAAATCACATGCTGAAATCGATGCTGATACATCTGGAGACTTGTCAACAAAACTTAAAGTTTCATTTGATGAACTAAGTAAGATAGGAATTACTGGCGTGATTCAAGGAGATCTTATGTTTACAAAGGATGATCTCAAGACTGAAACTATAGACGGTGTAAAGTATATTACTTTCCATCCTAATACTATTGTATATGCCGTACGTGCAGATTCTGCAGAGGCTCAACTTATACGTAAGTCTAAGATTGGCATTGTTGTACATACTTCTTACTCAGGTGATTCTTTTGAAAATATGAGAGCTACATTTAATGTTAAAGCCTCTTCATTTAAAAGTGCATCATCTGTATGGTTACAAGATGCTAACCTAAGAGACCTATCTGGAACAGCTACTCTTACACAGAAAGATACTGATGAAGTAACTAAAGCACTTAGTGTTGCTGGTACAATCTTTAAAAAGATTAAAGGTACAGCACTTAACGATCTTTCTAGGAATGAAGAACTAGCAGGACTTATCGAAACCTATAATAACTCGTTCGTTAGACGAGGAGAAAAGGTTACAAATACATCGAAACATGTAGATGGTCTTATCAAATGGATTGAAGAAAGATTTGCAAAAGAAGCCGGCAAAGTAAAAACTCAAGTTGCAAAAGATCGTAAACTTGCAAAGAGAGATGAGCTGCTTAAGTTCTTTTCTCCAGGTAATAAAGCTAACTTAAAAGCTATATTTGATTTACAAAATGCTATTGTAGTGGCGAAACTAGTTATTATAAATAAACTTAATAAAGTAAATAAAATTGATACATTTATCAAGAAACGAGACGGATACCACGTTACTGGCGTAGAAGGTTTTGTTGCTATTGATAAGTTAAAGGGCGGAGCAGTTAAATTAGTTGATCGTATGACGTTCAGTTATAACAACTTCTCCTCTGATGTTATTAAAGGCTGGGACACGCCGTCTCGCTCCTAATGGGAAGAAACATGGAACAAACAAACGAAGCGTTGAATACACAACAACGCATGAAATTAAAACAGGCAATGCGTCGCAATAAGGCGAAGATTCAAATGGGTCGTAAAAGATCCATGCGTAAACTAGCATCTAAAGAAGTACTTGTAAAACGTGCAGAACGTCAAGCACGTCAAACTATGGTTAAAA